AGCATCGATGACGATGAGCAACTTGCCGACACCGAAGACCCCGATGTGTATGACGAACCCCCGATGGAGCCCGATCCCGAGCCGGAGCCGGAGCCGGAGCCCGAGCCCATCGTCGAGACCCAACCAGAGGCACCCCCACCCTTCGATCCAACGACCGAACCCAGCGGTCTTGCCAACGAATTCAAGACGATTCACAGTGTCCAGTCTCCAGACCCTGAACCGGAACCAACAGGCGAAGATGACGTCTTCTTCAATGATGCTGCCGATGAGAGAACAAAAAAAGTTGGGTATAATTAAATGGAACTCTCAGACTATCTTCGCGACCCAATGTGGGCCGGTCTCATCGCGGCGATGATCACGGCTGGCTACATTCACGCCAGATCTCGTATTAACAACGAAGGAAAACTCCCCAACAGCAGCTATGTCAAGCCCGCTGTACTTAACGCCATCCTCGTGTACTTTATCGTCGCGAATGGTTTAGCACAGAGGGAAGTCATATCGAGTGAGCCCTTCTAAACTTAAAGATTAAACCACACAAGTTACTATAAATATGGCTTCCGTATCGGCATTCAATGATATGATGGGTCAATTTCTTGTGGAATTGCATAAGACCTTCCCCAACGAGAAGGGTATCAAGAAGTTCATGACTTCCTTCGATCTTCTAAAGTCTACGAACCCTCGCAAGTGTGTCGAGGCCTACATGGGTGGTGTAGGTGCGTACGCCCAGAAGATTACCCAGAAGGATGAGACGTTCTTCACCGAGGACATCAAGGGTATTGAGTTTCTCCAGGATCTCAACATCGAGGAGTACTGGAAGGATAAGATGTCTGATGCTACGAAGGGTGCCGTGTGGCAGTACCTTCAAACGCTTTACATGCTCGGAACGACCATCACTGCAATCCCCCAAGAGACGTTATCCGTCATCGAGTCCGTCGCCAAGGACTGTGCCGACAAGATGCAATCCGGTGATGGTCAGATTGATGAGAAGGCTCTCATGAGCATGTTTAGCAGCATGATGAAAAAATAAACTCACTCTATATAAATGAAGGTCTGGTTTGACAACCCACAAGAACTCATTAATCGCGAAAAGGTTCTGCAGTTCTGGCCCACCAACAAGCAGACAGCGGCAGAACGTGTGAACGCTGCTTCACGTTTTATCATCTACGCTGCGTGCTTTATCTATTTGATTCGTCGAGATCCTCGGATCTTCGTTTTAGCCGCGACGGTACTGGGTGTGTTGTATGTCATGTACAACTCTGACATGGTCAAGGAGGGGTCTGCTCGCCCCACGATGGTCACCGACGATGCTGACCCCAACTGTCAGTTGCCCACGGATGACAATCCCATGGGTAACATGTTATTGTCGGATTTCGTGGATCGCCCAGATCGTCCTTCGGCCTGTTATCATTCCTCTGTTAGAAACGGTATCAGTGATTCTCTTGAGAGGCGTACCAAGTACGCCCCGGGTCGTTCCAGGACAGCTCTTCCCGAGTATCAAGCTAATGCATTGGCCAGGCAGTTTGTTTCGAATCCCGTGACCACTGCTGCAGGTGACCAGACCGGCTTCGCGGAATGGTGCTATGGTAAAAAGATGGCACCCATGTGCAAGACGGATGGAACTTTCTGTAGCCCCAATGCCCGTGGTGTTCAGCTCGAAGCTTTCGGGGGTCTGGATCCCAGTGGTAAGCGAACGGGTATGCACAGGGGTTCCGGTTTGAGGGCCGGTCATTCAGCTTAATTTTCTCACGTAATAATAAATGGCGTATCAACTCCAACCAGGACTGAACATCGTCAATGGTGGTGGTGTTCCCACTAACAAGGCGACTGATGATGTTTTCGTGTACCCACAACCCAGTGCCCTTAATTACTGCTGTCGTCCTTCGACGATGGTGTTCGGGACTGCTCCCTATATGGCGGGCAAGGGTTCCCCAGCTCAACACATTGAAGTCAGTGACCAACTTCGTCCCCAAGCGACGACTCGTTTCAACAAGGTTGTCGTCAAGCCCCATGAAAGTGGGTTCTTCCCTCTCAATGATGTAGCATGCAAGGTGCCTCTTCGTACCCGTACCTATGAGCCACTCAGCACACGTGCCCACATCCAGAACAGTATGTTTAACCAAAGATATTTACCCCAATAAAAATATTATCATCAAGTAAGAATGGCAGACCCCGTGTCCGTATTGGCTGTCGCCGGTCTCATCTATGCCGGTCGTAAACTGAGTGAGGTTCCAGAGCAGCCCAAAAAGGTTGTGGAGAAGGAGCCCGAATTATATGATACCGAATATGAAGAAATCGAATTCTCTGATCCATTCACTGATCGTAAATCCGAAGTCGATTCCTTTTCGGTTATCGCCCCACAAAATAGGACCGGTGGTCAAGAACTTCTCGACATGCGTGGTCGTCTCTATGATCAGGGTCGGATGAACAATCTTTCTCCAGTCGAGAAAAAGTTGGTCGGCCCAGGTCTCGGTGTCGGTGCCGACGTCGAGTCGGCTGGTGGCTACCAACAGGTTTTCAGAGTGAACCCTGTCAACACTGGTGCGTATCGTCTTACCACGTTACCTGGTCGTTCCGGTCCTGCCGTCGACACGAAGGGTGGTCGTCGTGCAGAGATTGGTATGGTGAGCTACAATCATCCAGAGAAGACTGCGTACCTTCCCGAGCGTCGCCCCCCGACCCTCGGTCGTGCCCAGGGTATGAATGGTGTTGTCCCTCGGGCTTCGCATCAGAAGGCGATGCGAACGACCAATCGTTCTCAGACTGGTCACCGGGCGGATGGTCTCGACAAGACACCGGGTCGTCGTTTCATTCCGGGGCAGACACTGCCCCAGAACCCCACTCGTAACAAGGAGGACATCCACGATGCTCAGTTTATGCATGTGAACAACCCTTCACCGGGTATCACAAACTTCTATGGTGGCTACACGGTTTCGCCGGCGGCTCGCATGGGTGTTGAAGGAACCAATGGTCACGCTGGGTACAGTGTCGACCAGCAATTCGCCTTCGGTATTCGACCCGACGAACGTCGTGCTAAGCCTAATCGTATGGGTAACCCAGGCCGCATGAACGTCCGTGAGAAGCCTGTCAACCAGCACGGTGCCTTGACGACGATTCGTCACGATAAGACTCGGATCGATGGACGCACAGGTGCCGCGAACGGTGGGTGGACACAGAACTACCAGGTCAATAAGTATACTGAGCTTAACCCCTATAAGGGTGCTCCCAATCCCCATGTCATGGGTAACCGTTTAGATTTAGCGAAAAACCAACTTGCGAACAACCCCTTCAGCAAGTCCATTAATTAAATAGAAACACTCATTAAAATTATATACCTAAATTTTAATGGAGGTCCACACCTTAGAAATCGATAGTAGCGAACGCGACTATTCGAAATACCCAGACCCACGTGACTATGTCATCGACTTGAAGAATGAAATCTACGACATCCAAAAGATTACGTTGTTATCCGCTCGTATACCCAATAGTCAGACATTGATTCATGGACACAACAATACGTTCAGTGTTGATAGTACGACCATCAGTTTACCGAACCGCTCCTTCGCGAACGGGGACGACCTCGCGTCGAACATCACTGATCACGTCAGTGATCTCACCGTCACATATGACTCTAACACGAATGCACTGTCTTGGTTGAATGGAGGCAACGACCCAGTGGTTCTAAAGTTTGGTGACGGGACGAATGCTCGCTACGGACTGGGTACGTTGGACGATGTTTCCAACCTTATCACGTCTAATTTTACGACACCTCATCAAGTGTTTGGGTTACCACCTCAGAACATAACGATCGCACAAAACGAAAGTTTTACGGGTGGTAGCATCAATCTAGAAGGTCCGAATGCCATGATGTTACGTTTGGGAACTGGATCCGAGACCTTCAATAAAGATGTCTACATTCGAGAACCGTTCTTCACTGGACAAATTCTTTTGAATGGTGACTACGTCAATTACACATCATCTGAAGACCCCATAGAACATACATTCTTTTCTGGACCACAAAAGAGTCTGAAACAACTACATGTCACATTCTTCACGATGAGTCAGGGACGTCTCATCCCCTACGATTTTAGAAATCAAGAACACGTGTTGAAATTTAAAATCGAGTGTAGCACTGGAAAGTTTAAAGCCATCTCGAAGCACACAGCTTCAGATGTTGGGGTTTTACCACCGCCTATAAGCATCCCCGAAATAGAGGATCCGTATAGATGGAATCAGCAGTACATACTGATTGCTATCATCGCATTTTTGGGTATATTCATCCTATTCATCACTCGTAAGAGAACTTAGCGGGTGATGGCGTACACGGGAGCGACGGGCTTCTTCACGGCGGGGGAGAAGCGGGAGATCACGAGGTACACGACGACCGACAGGAGGGTCGTGAAGAGGGCGGTGAGACCGTAGTGGAGACCACCGTTCTTCTGGACGCGGACGATCTGGTTGATCGCCCAGCGGACAAGGTCAAGCCACGAGATGGCAGCCGCGAAGGAGAAACCCGCGACGACCGAGTTGAGGGACTGGGTCTGAAGTTCCTTGGTGAGTACCTGGACAGTTTCGATGGCGGGGCCGGACATTTATTGTAGGCATAGAAAATTATTCTGGTAACAATTCAACCTCTGTTAGGATTTTTTGATATTTTTGTATGGAATACCCCCTCGTCACCTGGAAATTTTCTTCGGTATCACAGTCTGAGTCTGAATCGGAACTTGAATCTTCATCGATGATTTTAAATTCATTGCTCGTCCATCCCTCTGGGTCCATTACTATTAACAGCATTTTTTAACATCTCTTCTGCCGGGCTTTGAGGGATCCATTCATCCCAGTGATCATAGGCTTCGTTAACCTTAATAAACCTAGAATCATCCCCTGAGTACCTGATAAACGGTGGACACTCATCGTCATTCACTTCTTCCAAAGAGTCATCGTCATCCTCCTCCTCCTGGTTGTCGTATATCTCTGGAAAAAATGAACCGATGTGGTCACCCACAGTATTCATAGCACAATACTTTGTGGCATATTCAACATCTTCTGCCGTGACGGTGTCACGACCTGTTGCTTTACAGTATTCACATGCGATGAGCATACTTCGTTCGATGACGGGTGTCATTATATCAATCATTGACGTAATGTATTGTTGTTCCATTACGTATTAAATATCATTCGCATCATACCTTTATCCAATCTAAGTATGTTATAACTTAAGGCGTAGACGTGAAGTGTTCGGTCATAGGTTGTATTTTCGGTGACATTGGCCGTGATCAATTGATTATTGATGAGGCTGAAGTTCACCTGCCCCGTCGGTTGTGCCTGTTCAGGTTCACACGCGAAACTGTAACTGTAGAAACGCCGAATCAATGGTGTTTTGGAATGGTGAATCGCTGGCTGGATCGCCTTGAGAAATACAAAGTTACCAGTGTCCATGTCGAGAACTGGTGTATCATTGAGCGACAGCTCTAAACTTTTTAGATTTTCGTAGAAGATGAGTTTGTTCTCACTCGTGATTTTGTCGTTGTCGTAGTCAAAGGGTGACACAAAGTCCTCATATCCCTTATTGTTAACCCGCTTTATCACGAAATACATTTCCTTGACCGGATTCACGAATTGTGTTCTGATCTTGTGAGACTCTATCGACTTTGGTAGGGTGTAGGTTCCCTGTTGCAGTTGTGTGATCACGTAATCTTTTGTGTGTTTTTTAATGAAGGTTCGTTCGTACTCGTCAAGAAACGCCATCTCTAGGCAGACTTTGCAACTTTTAATCTGGTTAGGAAACAGCCTAGAAAATTCCTGGTCGACGTTGACGATGATGGTTTCGGTCTGTGTGTTTATCTTTTTTATTGTTAAGTAATTGTT